TATGGACGTTAGGAGAGAAGTTTAAGGTAGTCAGTGGGAAGTTAGACGGTATAGAGCAGAGAGTAGGTTATATCGAAGATTATCTTAAAGGACTTAGATCGCAACTTGAAGCAATAAATAAGGCGAACAGTGAGAAAGTACAAGATAAGAAACCAGTTTCATCTAGTGTACGAACCAAACGAAGCTCCAAAAAGTCTTAATACGACTAGAGATTGGAGAGATGGTAATGTAGGTGATTGGGTAATCGCTGACGATGATTGCGTTATACAGGTATTAAGGCGAGGACAGATGCTCAGAGCTAAAGGTAAAGACAAGGTCAGAGAATACATAGGAACGTGTACTGGCACATTTCCTATAGGACCCCGTGTTAAGATGGACACATCTAAAAGGGCTAATATATACTCATTCGGGGGGAGTAAAAGCCCAGAGACTATTCTACTAGACCGCCAGCGTCTTACAAAGGCAGAGCAGGTCTTCGTCTTATACATTTCACAGGGATTAAGGCCGGAGGAAGCTTATTTAAAGGCGTACCCTACTAATAACATTGGTTATGCTAAAGAGAAGTCTGGTACTTTAGTAAGAACTGAAAGGATTAGAACTGCTATGAAAGAAGAATTAAAACCAGTATTAAAAGAACTAGGAGTTAGTGAGGAATATATACTTAAAGGTATTAAGTCCGAGGCTGAGACTGCTGAGAAGTCTGACACTAGGTTAAAAGCTTTGTTTAAACTATCTGATATAATGGATCTTGAAGATAAGAATCAAACTAGAGTAACACAAATATCTGGAGCATTATTTAAAGGTTTTGGAGATGAAGTCTTAGAAGAAGTTAAAAGACCTAAGGAATTAAAGTAAATGAGTTGGAAAGATTGGTATATAAATAAACAAAGAGAAAAGTTTAATATTGATCCATTGCTTGAATCAGAGAATCTTACATTAACACTGGAGGAAGCTCAAAGAGTAATTAAAGAATTCGGTGGCAATGAGAATTTATCTGAGTATGATACAAGTTTATTAGATAAAGCACAAAGTATCGTTTATGATGCTAGAAGATCGTCTTCAAAACAAAAAATTGGAGAAGTTGATCCTGGTATAATAAATGATTTATATAGTTTTCTATCTGAATTAAATCCTAATAACAAAGAAGAGGTTGTTCAAGCACAACAAGCGTTAGGTAGTTATGGATATTATACTAGTAAAATAGATAGTACATATGGTGGTGATACAGAGTTAGCGATTCAAGAATTTAAAGAAGATGTATCAGGAAATCCTAGATATACAATAGATTGGATTTTAGAACAAGCTAAAGATTTGTTTGATATATTTGATTAATGAGTTTTTTTAATCATTTTAGTAATTACTTACATGCAGATCCAGATATTATATTAGACAGAATGAGAATATGTAGTAAGTGTGAGTTTTTAAAAAAATATACAAGATGTGAAAAGTGTGGTTGTTTCATGAAAATTAAAACAAGATTAGCTCCGGTTAAGTGTCCAATAGGAAAGTGGTAATATGGATAAAATTGACGAACGTGTGTTTAAATTAATGAGTGATAATGAGTTTACTGATGAATTCTTTGATCTTTATGATAGTGCTCACGAATTAAATGAAGATCCTTCATATCAAAAAAAATTAGATTGGAGTACAGTTGATGCTTTATTAGGTTATGGTCATATGACTGAAGAAATTACTGCTATAGTTGATAGTATAGTAAAGTTTGAAAAGGGAGACAGATCCAAAAGACATGCTAATCCAGGTGCTTTAGCAGTAAAAAAGGGTAATTGGGCTTTAGATAATAAGTTAGAAAGAATTTTCGGGGAGTATTTGACTAATCAAGGAGATGAGTTTCAGTCCAATGGGGAGGCATATGTTACTTTAGATTTTAATAATCAGATTGATGGATTAATGGCTTTAAGAAATGTTGTTGGGAATATATTAAATCAATCCGGAGGAGATATACATGAATTTGTTTCTACATATACTGGATTACCTAAGGATAGTGATACAGTTATTAATTATGCAAATGATATAAATAATAAAATTAGTTACGAACAAGGAAGATAGTATAGATATATGGCTGAAAATCAAAATTATGAACAAACTTATTTGGGACTGTACGAAAGTGCTGCTGGATCAGCATATTATAATCCAGCTTACTCTAATTTTGAAATGGGAGATATTTTTTACGATATTATTAGTCAATATCCAGAAGTAGAACAAATTATGATAGATTTATTGCGAGATGAGGGACCTTTATTGGAAGGAGTAGCTAGTGCAGAAGAACTTCCAGGATCTGTTGAATTATATTATGATAAATGGTTTTCAACAGACGAAAGAACAGATGAAGAGTTAAAGCAAATAGCATTAGAATCTATAGAAGGTTTAAAGAGTTTAGAGTATCTTATTGGTAATCCTACAATAACGCGTGGAATGCATATGACTTCAGCTTGGAACTTAGGTCAGTATGCTCATGGAGATCCCGAATCTCTTATACCAAGAGAATATGAAGATGTTCCTGATACTGCATTAGTTGGATCTCCTACTACATGGAAATATAAAGATCGGAAGGGGATGATTGATGAACAAGTTTTTGATGAAGAAGATTTTACAAAAACATTAATACATGAAGGGTTATTACATGGTATGGGTATATACCATCCTAATACTCCTATATATAATATGTTTGTAAACTCAGGATGGTTACCATCTCTTACTGAAAATTATGATATAGCGAGTGAAGAGATATATAATTTATTATCAGATTCTGATAAAGAAAGATTGATATACAATTTATATCCTGATCATATGAGAGAGATGAAAAGTTTTAGTACTTTACCTGAAGATCATGAGTAATATCATCCTCCATAATGTATCGAAGGAAGAAGAAACATTAGAATTAGCAAAAAAAGACATGATAGCATTTGGGAAGTTATTTCTTCCAGATGATTTTATGAGATCAGAAACTCCGTTCTTTCATTATCAAGTAGCAGATTTAATATCGGATCCAGGAAAAAGGCAGGCAGCAATAATTTTACCTAGAGGCCATGGAAAGACAGTTCTCACAAAATGTAATATCATGCATGATTTTTGTTTTACAAAAGAGCCATTATTTTATGGTTGGGTTGCAGCCTCTTCTAAAATTTCCGTACCTAACCTTGACTATATTAAATATCATTTGGAATATAATGAGAAAGTTTTGTATTATTTCGGTAGTTTAAAAGGACGAAAATGGACCGAAGATGATATTGAACTCAAAAATGGTTGTAAACTCATTAGTAAATCCAACTTATCAGGGATTAGAGGAGGAGCTAAGTTACATAAGAGATACGATCTCATCGTCTTGGATGACTTTGAGGATGAGAATAATACCATTACGCCTGAGTCTCGTGCTAAAATCAGCAATCTTGTTACGGCTGTTGTTTTCCCTGCCCTTGAACCTGGTACTGGTAAGCTTAGGATCAATGGCACTCCTGTGCACTTCGATTCTTTCATCCAAAATATACTTGTTGGGTATGAACAAGCTAAAAAACGGAATGAAAAGTTTAGTTGGGATGTAATTACACATAAAGCTGTACAGGCAGATGGGACTCCTTTATGGCCTAGTTGGTTTGGTGCAAAGGAGATGGAGCGGAAGAAAAAGTTTTATTCGGATTCTGGACAACCACAGAAATTCTATCAAGAATATATGATGGAAGTTCAGTCTAAAGAAGATTCGATTTTTACTAGAGATCATATAAAATATTGGGATGGAAGCTTTCAACATGAAGAAGAAACTGGAGTATCTTATATTATTACTCAAGAAGGGGATCATTTACCTGTTAATGTTTTTGCAGGTGTTGATCCAGCCACTGATAGCACTAGGAGGGATACTGACTTTAGTGTTATTATTTTTGTGGCAGTTGATAGGAATAATAATGTATATATTCTTGATTATTTGCGTAAGCGTTCGATTCCTGTTCTTGGAATACCTGGCGAAAGTAAAAAAGGGATTGTGGATTATATGTTTGATTATAACAAAATATATCATCCTGCCTTATACACGGTTGAGGACACTAGTATGTCCAAACCAATTTTCCAATCGCTGGTATCAGAAATGCGTAGACGAAACGACTTTGGAGTTAAGTACTGTGCGGAGAAACCTGGAACAAGGATGTCGAAACGTGATAGAATTCAAGAGATTCTGGCGCAAAGATTTGCAATAGGAAGTGTCCATATTAAAAAGAATCATCATGAGTTAGAACATGAGATTCTTATTTTCGGTCCCAGAATGGGACATGATG